ATAAGGCTGCTGCCGCAGCCCTAAGAGCGAGGACTTCATGACAACTACATTTAATGCCCTAGTAGAACGAGTCCTTGGCCAGATCCAGAACTATGGATCCCAGCAGGAAACAGCCACATGGGTTAATCAGACTGGTGGCATTGCCACCACCACAGCCACAGATTTTGTGGTCAATGAGACCGCCCAGATGGGTCGAGGTCTTATTGAGGTAGGCGATGAGCTTATGTATGTAGACCGTACAGACAACCTCACCAAGCAGGTTTACCTAGCCCCGTGGGGTAGGGCATTTAGAGGCACCACAGCCGCTACAGCAGCCAACGAGACCAAGGTTGTGATTGCACCTACCTACCCAAGATTCATGGTCAAACAAGCCATCAATGACACTATTCAGTCAGTCTACCCAGAACTCTTTGGGGTAGGCACATACACATTTTCCTTTAACTCAGCCGTGACTTCTTATTCCCTACCGGCAGCCGTTGACTATGTTCTCAATGTTAAGTGGAAGACCCTTGGATCAACCAAGGAGTGGCTCAATGTCCGTAGATATGACACAGACAAGACAGCCAATACCACGGTATTTGCCAATGGCAAATCAATCAACATCTTTGATGGCATAGATCCCGGAAGAACCGTTCAGGTTATCTATGCAAAGGCACCTTCAGTCTTATCTGATGCGACAGATATATTTGAAACTGTTAGTGGATTGCCATCTTCTACAGTTGATTTAATTACTTATGGAGCTATTGCCCGTCTAATCGTTGGAAGTGATGCTGCACGAGTACCTGCACAATCAGTAGAAGCAGATATGTTAGATCAATCAAAGCCTATTGGCTCTGGTTCATCTGTTGCTCGTTTCTACCTTGGTCTATACCAGCAACGCTTGCAACAGGAAGCAGCAAAACTCCGCGATCTATACCCACCACGACTACATTACACGAGGTAACCAATGGCCCAAAAAAGATATTACGCCTCTACTGCAAAGCAAGCATCGCTATCATCAGGTATCGATAGCGTTGTTACATCTATCACCCTTGACTTAGTAACAGGCTTTCCAAGCAGCTATCCATACACACTTGTTATTGATCCAGATACCAATAAGGAAGAACTTGTAAAGGTAACTGCATCTGGTGGTGGAACCACTCTTACTGTGGTTCGTGGAGATGATTCAACAACAAATGTTGCTCACTCTGCTGGAGCCACAATCCGCCATGTGGTCTCCGGTCAAGACTTTAATGATTTTGGTCAGCATATTGGATCTACTGCTGCACCTACAACAGCAAGTGTCCACGGTGTAACTGGTGATGTTGTTGGAACATCTGATGCACAGACTCTTACAAATAAAATTATATCTGGTGCAGTTATTGCATCTGGTGGTATTGACTTTGAAGGTGCAACTAATAACGCATTTGAAACTACACTCACAGTAGTTGATCCAACAGCAGATAGAACTATTACTCTTCCCAATTCTACAGGCACAGTAACTCTTGATGGAGTTGCATCTACTCTTACATCTAAAACAATTACATCTGGAACCTTGGGTTCTGATCTTGCTGCCGGTGGTTTTGTAGTAAGTGGTTTGGCTGATCCTACTGCGGCTCAAGATGCTGCTACTAAGGCTTATGTTCAAGCTCGTATTGCAGATCTAACTACTGGGGCCCCGGCTCTTATGGATACTCTTGATGATTTAGCAGCAGCCCTTGGTGATGATCCTAACTTTGCTACAACTATTGCTACTAGCGTGGCAGCTAAAGTAGCCAAAGCTGGCGACTCAATGACCGGTGCCTTATCAATGGGCAACAATAAAATTACATCCCTTGGAACTCCTACAGCATCTACAGATGCTGCTAATAAAACTTACATAGATACTCTCTTTGGATCTACTACATCTGCTGCTGTAAGTGCAACTAGTGCAGCACTTAGTGCTACATCAGCAGCTACTAGTGCAACTAGTGCAGCCACCTCTGCAACCTCAGCAGCAACTTCAGCATCATCAGCTTCTACTTCGGCTACCTCTGCTGCTACCTCAGCAACTTCTGCTGCTGCTAGTGAATCATCAGTAACTGGATTGACTGGTTCTGGTCTTGTCCGTGATATGGGATCTGTTGCAGATGCCGATACAACTTCAACTACTTATATAAACATTGCAACCATTTCTGCTGCTGCTGCTACTAGTGCTACTAACGCTGCAACCTCTGCTACAAGTGCAGCCACTAGTGCTACTAGTTCTGCAACTAGTGCAACTAGTGCCGCAACATCAGCGACAAGTGCAGCAACCTCAGCAACTAGTGCTGCTACTTCGGCAAGTGGTGCAGCAACTAGTGCAACTAATGCATCCACTTCAGCAACTTCAGCAGCAACGAGTGCAACAAGTTCTGCTACTTCAGCCACTAATGCTGCAACAAGTGCAACAAGTGCAGCTACAAGTGCAACTTCTGCTGCACTAAGTGCAACAGAATCAGCAACTTCTGCTACAAATGCGGCCACAAGTGCCACATCTGCGGCCACAAGTGCAACCAATGCTGCAACTTCAGCAACAAATGCAGGAACATCTGCCACATCGGCAGCAACTTCTGCTACTTCAGCAGCAACATCCGCATCTTCGGCAGCCACATCAGCTACATCGGCTGCTGCTAGTGCCACTACAGCAGCGAGCTATACACCTTCGCAGACTGGTAATAGTGGTAAATTTCTAACAACAAATGGTACGGTTACTTCTTGGAGTAGCCTCTCAGATTGGGGAACAATCGTATGAGTTTTGCATTTCAACGCCGTAGGGGTACAACTGCCCAGCACTCCACTTTTACTGGGTTGCTTGCTGAGCTAACGGTTGATACCGATAAAAACACAGTAGTAGTACACGATGGATCATTAGCAGGTGGGTATCCTCTTGTTGGTAAAGCAACAACAGATACTCTTACAAATAAAACTCTTACTACACCAGTAATATCTAGCCCAAAGGTTTCATCTACCTACACAGTTAAGACCAGCAGCTACACCTTTGCAAGCGGAGACGAAGGCAACTTGTTTTCAATGAACAATGCGGCAACGCAACAGTTCAACATTCCAACCGATGCCACATTTAACTTTGCTGTTGGTACTGAGATCAATGTGTTCTGGATTACAGGTGCAGGGCAGCCGACAATCGGTGCCACGAGTCCGGGAACGACCACTGTGATTTCAACAGGTGCGACCAGTGCCACGCCCAAATTGCGTGTGGCCAACTCAGGTGCAACTTGCAAAAAATTGGCAGCAAATTCTTGGATTATTTTTGGAGACATTTCCTAATGACACCAATGCTAGGAATTACGGCTAGTCAAATCTCAGGGCATTTAGTTACTGACATTCTTGCTTATGATTCTATTCAAACAGTAACTTTAACCACTACTACTGCTTATGTAGATTTTACTTCAATACCAGGAACTTACAGGCATTTACAAATTAAGTGGATAGGTAAATCATCTGCTACGGCGTATGATACTTCAAATACTTATATGCAATTTAATGGTGATACAGCAAACAATTATTCTATGCATGTATTTTATGCTAATCAAACACCTAGCAATGCAACCTATGGTTACTTCACTGGTATTTATGCTCCTGATATTGGTAGTGGTGGACCAAATACTAATGCTAACTTTACAAATCAATTTTCTTCAAACACTATTGATATTTTAAATTATGCTGCAACAGATAAATATAAAACTTCTCAATCTGTTAGCACAAACGCTGCACCTTCTAATTATTATAGTGCTATTGAAAGAAATAGCCATAACTGGCGTTCGACTTCTGCTATTACATCAATTCGTTTTGCTCCCGTAAGTTCTTCGTGGGCAGCAAATACAACTGTAGCACTCTACGGAATAAAGTGAGGAACTAATATGGCTGCTGGAAATACTTATACACCTTTGGCAACTACAACATTTGCTTCTGCTGCTACTAGTTATACTTTTTCATCTATATCTTCTAGTTATACATCTTTAATTTTAATTGTTAATAATCAAATGTCTGGTGCTTCTGGATTTAAACTTAGATTTAATGGAGATACTGCAAGTAATTACAATCAACTACAGCAAACAGGGTACGGGTCAACTGCTACTATTACACCGGGTTATGTAAGTAGTGCTACAAGTATCTATAACAATTTAGTGTTTGGAGATTCAACAACAACTGATGTTTTTACATCAAACATTATTGAAATTAATAATTATCAAAATACCAATATGTATAAGATGGTATTGTGGAGATATGGAACCAATACAACAGATACTAATAGGGGTGAGGTTGGACACATTGGTGGACAATGGCGTTCAAACACCGCGATCAATGCCATTGAAGTAAGTGCTTGGAATGCAGTAAACTTTACAATAGGAACAAGTATGACACTATACGGAATCGTGGCAGCATAATGGCAAATACATTTTATAGAATACAAACAACCGATTTAACTTCTGCACAAACTAATATCTCTTTTACTTCTATACCTGCAACATATACAGATTTAAGAGTTGTTTTAACTGCAAGAAGTTCGCAAACTGGTTATGCACAAAGCCAATTTAAAATTCAATTTAACAGTGATACTGGAAATAACTATAAGCGCCGAGAACTATATGGCGCTGGAACTGGCTCAAGCATTGGCACAAATACAGGTACTGGTGAAGGAGCAATTCTTTATCTTTACATTCCTGCCGCCAATGCTGGAGCAAACATTTATGGCAATGCGGTTATTTATATTCCTAATTATGCTGGCAGCACTCAAAAAACTGTTAATATAATTAATGGACAAGAAGATAATATACAAAGCGCTTACCTTCAAAATGTAATAGGTCTTTGGACAGGAACGGCTGCTATTAGTTCAATACAATTAACAGAGCAAAATGGACAAAATCTAATTGCTTATAGTTCAGCATCACTCTACGGAATCAAATCTAGTTAAGGAGAAATAATGACAAGACCAACAAGAATAGAAATCAACTGCGCCACTGGTGTAGAAACAATCATCGAACTGACTGATGAAGAAATTGCACAGCGTGAGGTTGATGCTGCAGCACACGCAATAGCACAAGCAGAGCGTGAGGCAGAGGCACAGGCTAAGGCTGATGCAAAACTATCTGCACAGGCTAAGTTGGCAGCACTTGGATTAACTGGCGAGGAAATTGCTGCGCTGGGCTAAATGTTAGCTGATCTAAGATGGAAGCAACAAGGACAACCAGTTAAAACTGTTTGGTGGTCAATTTAATTAAGCTTGAAACAGGGGAAATTTGAGGGAGTCCTCGCCCAATGTCATAAGTAAGAACCCTCAATAATTTCCCATAAGGAGACAGCGTGGTATTAAAGGCATCTAAATCTCCGGACATTACGGAGACAGTCATTGTCGACCTTACCGGTCGAAGCTCTCAATACTACGATCCAAACACTTATGCCTTTGATGTAGCTATTGGTGGCTTGCCATTTCTTATGAATGTCAATGACACTACTCCCTATCGCAGATCTACTGCTCGATGGAAGTATGAGCGTATTGACCAAGCCCGTGAACCGGGTGAGCAGACACTTGACTCTGGTCTATGGGTTAGATCTCAGACATCCTTTCACCTTGGTGAAGGTGTTCAGTACCAAGAAGCCTTGTCTGGAAATGTGGATCAATTACGCTTTAGATACTTTACTGGAACAGGCATTGACCCATGGACTCCGGGTCAGATTGGTCTTCTAAAGGATACAACTAAGTTATATCCAGCAGCCACTTCTTCATCTGCAAAAGTCATTGCTCTCCCAGCTACTATTTCTGGCGTAGATTATGTGCTACATATTGATTGTGCAGCAGCAGGTGGAGCAGCAGTAAGAGTTGCTAGGGTTACGGCAGGTGGCACAGCCACTTCACTTATTCTTGGATCTGCCCTATCTACTGAGATCCTTGCAGCAGAAACAGATGGAACATCTCTTTATATTGCTACTGCTACAAAAATTTATGACTATAACTTTGCAGCAGCAAGCCCATCACTTCATGCTCATTATGATATTAACACAGCTAACGCTTCTAGTGTTGCACTTAAGTTTGTAAAGAGCAGAGTGCTGGCTGGTGTTAGTTATGTAACTGGAACTACACCTATTGCTGCTGTGTATGAACTTCCATTTACTAACAAGGGAACTGGGGCAGCATCAACAAACTTGTCTGCGATTACAGCCATTGCCAATACCACCACAGTACCAACTGGTTGGATCTGGTCTGATATTGCTGAAGGTCGTGGAGCAATCTATGTTGCTGGATACGCTGGAGATAAGTCATCTATCTTTAAGATTACACCAGATACAACTGGTGCCTTGGGTGCTGCTGTATCTGTAGCAGACATTCCTCGTGGTGAAACAGTAAGAACAATTTTTGGATACCTCGGAACATTCCTTGCCATTGGAACCAGTCGTGGTGTTCGTATAGCTGCCATTGCAGATGATGCAACCATCGTCTATGGCCCATTGATTTTTAGTACAACTAATCCAGTAACATCATTTGCTGCTCGAGATTCTTATATCTGGGCTGGCGTTAAGGCTGGAATTGGTGGTGCCTCTGGCACCTATCGCATCTATCTTGGTGCATTACTAGATGATGGATCTTATCCGTATGCTACAGATGTTATTGGTTCTGGAACTACCGGATCAGTTGACTCTATCGGTTTCTTCCCAACCTCTGCACAGATATTCTTTTCTGTGTATGGAAGTGGAACATGGCTACAACACGCTACACAATTAGTATCTGAAGGAACCATTACTACTGCAACAGTAAACTGGGGAACCTTAGAAAAGAAAGCATGGAAGAGAGTCCGTGTTGAGACCGGAACCCTTGCTGGAAACATTGAAGTTTATGCTGATGCCATTGAGGGTCGAACTCAGATCACTACTCTAACCGACACAAATGCATACAATACAGACTTTGATTTATCTGCCGCCTACCCAACGACTCAAGTCAATGGACAATTAGCCTTTACTTTGTACAGAAATACAACCACATTATCTACAGGTGCAACCCTCAAGGGATATGCAATCAAAGCTATCCCAAGTCCTACTCGTTCTCGTCTTATCCAACTTCCATTGATGTGCTATGACTTTGAGTCAGATCGCCGTAACACTCGTTACGGAACATTAGGTGGAGCCAAGTATCGTCTCAATGCCCTTGAGGCTATTGAGTCTGCCGGATCTACAGTCCTTGTTCAGGACTTTACATCTGGTGAAAACTTCGATGCAGTTATCGAAGAGATTTCATTCTCCAGAATGACACCACCTGCTGCTAACAATGAGAACTTTGGTGGCATCATTACCATTACTATGAGAACGGTTGTATAAATGACAGCACTTGAATGGGCCGGTATAGCCGTAGCCGTAGCCACAATAGTAGGCAGCTTTGCTGCATCAGTTAGATGGCTTGTAAAGCATTTCCTGTATGAGCTTCGCCCCAATGGGGGCCAGAGTGTCAAGGATCAGGTCAATGCCCTTCAGGTAAAGGTAGACTTAATCTATGACCTCATCATCTCTAAACGAAAGTAGTTACCCTAACTGGTTTGCTATATGTGCAGTAAAATATTTTACTGATCTGTTACAAGAATTCAAAGATAAAGAGAACCTGCACTTCCTTCAGATAGGTGCATTTACTGGTGATGCCAGCATATGGTTGATGAAGAACATACTTACCCACAAGTCTTCCATCCTTACGGATGTTGATACTTGGCATGGATCTGATGAAGAAGCACACCACTCTATG